CTACCCGGCGGCGATAATCCCTGTGTATCGGCATTTGCAACAGCAGAGGACGCTACCTCTCGCGTAATGACGCGTAGTGCGGCCTGAATCTCGATGTAAAACTCCGGGTAAAGCGCACGAAGCGCGTCCATTACCTCTCGGTAGTTTACGATTGCAGGACCTGTCTTAAATCCCATTGCCACACAGGGATCTTACCGGACCTTAGACACACCAAAGGCTCCCAACGGAGCCTTCGATGTAGCCGTAGCGTTCGCTGCCCTCCGTGGGCAGCCGCTCCCGGGGTCCTTAGTCTGCTGAATCCTTGGTGTAGTAGTCGATCTGAATAGGCACCTGCGTGTCGTCATCCATGATGGTAAACGGAATCGTCTGGCGGACGAGGTCAGGACCGGTAACCATCGGGGACTCACCGTCGTAGCGAATCACCGGAATCGTGACGACGATCTTGTTCGGCTTGTTGGTGTCATACGTCTTAGCACCCGTCGCGGTAAGGACGATTGAGCCCGTCGCGGTGTTGTCCTGAGTGAAGTAGTTGTAGATCGTGAAGTCGTTGAAGTCCGCGGTAATCGTGCCGGTCAGATCGCGGTACGCGTTAAGAATCGGCTCGCCCTTGTACTGCGAACCAACGTAGAAGCGGTCAACCTTGGAGTTGTTCTTCCCTGAGATCTTGAAGTCATACGTCTTAAGGGTAGACCCGGCAATCGTTAGAGCGCACTCGTCCGCGAAGAAGACCTCGGAGGTGGTGTTCGAGGCGTATGACGCCGTTGCAAGGGACTGGGTCGTATCCTCGTTTACCGCGTCAAGCGTTAAGGTTAGGTTGAGCGGAGAGTCAATCTGCGTAGCTAGTTCCCAGTCGGTAACCTTGCAGCCTAGGTAGGAGCGCGTAAGAACCGAGCCGGTAATCGCAACCGTTCCGATCTGAACCGTTAGTCCTAGCCCAAACGGATCGGCAAGCGTATACGAGCGCTTATACCCTGCGCCGTCAGCGATCTGTGCTGAGGCACCTAGCATGTGCTTGAAGAGCAGACCGAACGAGTTGGAGTTTGCCTCCAGGTTAATCGTGCCACCCGCCTGAATCTTGGTGGTGCGGAACCGCTGCGAGCGGGGAACCGTCTTGTTGGGACGAATACCCTTAGCGAGGGTACGCGTCCGGTCGAGCTTCATCTGCTCGGAGACGAACTCGACAAAGTGATCGGGGGTCTGGTACGTTCCCCAAGTTGTCTCAGCGGCAAAGCCAAGCTGAGCAGCAAGACCTGACCTAAGGGCCATTAGTTAGAACCTTCCGGGGTAGACTTTGACGGGGTAACGGGCGAAACGGGCTTAACGAACTCCCAATTGGAGGTCTGCTTAAGCATCTCGTAGGCCACGTCCTTAGGGACCTGAATGGTCTCACCAAAAACGACGCTAATGTCACCCAACCCGTCAGGGTCAAGCTCAACGGCGAAGTGGCGACCGATGTACTTCACGGAGACTAGTTCTTTCGTCACGGTTTTATTCTACCTCGTGTTATAGGGTTAGTTGTGAAGCATTCGGTTCCGAACAAAGATGTCAAAGTAGAGGCAAGCCTCGCGGTATGACATATCGGTAACCATCTTGTTGTAGTCCGTAGCGTCGGCAGACTGAATTCCCAGTCGGGGAAAGAACTCGACCTTTCCTCTGATCTGTGCCTGCCAAACGGCGCCACCGATCGTAGCGTCAATTCTAAGCTGTTCCGCGATCTCAGACCGAAGGTTGTAGGCAATGTTTCGCGTGTTTACCGCGTCGGACTCTCCGTCTCTGGCAACCACGGAGATGCAGACCTTCTGGTTGTACGTCTCCTCAACGGAAAGGCGGCCCATCGCAGCCCACGCCTCTTGGCCGGTAACCTCAAGAAGCGAGATCCACTTACTTTCCTGGGCGATGCCGGGAGCCGGGGGTCCGATTGAGATTGAAACGCCCGAAAGGTTGGGTCGCGTCTGTAGAACAGCCTTTAGCGCGTCCTGAAACGCAGGAACCGACGAGATCTGGTAAAGATTTGGCATGGCTTAGTAGAAGGACCAGCGGTCCGACCCGCGTGTGTACTGCTCGATGAGCTTCTTAGCGGCCCACGGAATGTGCCAGTCGTTTCTAAATACCGCCGCACCCTGCGCGCTACCTGCAGGAATTCCGTACGTCGTAGAGCCTCCCTGTGACGTTCTCGTAAGCCAGGATGCGACGGTAAGGACCGCAGCTCGCGAGATGTCGGGCGGGATCGTAGGAAAGCCCCACTTTCCTGTAACGTCCACAAGTGCGTAGCCGTACTGCATCAGCGTCTGCGAAACGATTACTAGAAAGCCGCTAAACTGGAGGGACTGATACACGCCACGAGCAGGACTAACCGGCTTAAGAATGTACGACATCGTCGTGCTTGCGTTGTTGATTGCGTTGGTAAGCTCGACCGTCGCATCCGGCTGCTCCGGGTGAAGTAGAACCTTCGTAGAGTACTGGAGGTCATAGGGCGAAAAGTCAACCCTGTATCCCTCGACCTTAAAGCGCCGTGTAAGGTTGCCGGTGTCGTTGTCACCCGACGTATCCTGGCAGATGAACTCCCTGTTACAGAGGTTAAGAATCGCGTAGCTTGCAGACGAGATGTAGTCCGGAATCAGACTTTCAAGCTCGGAGTTGCTGCCAGGAAGCCTAATGGCTTCCTTGACAGCATCCTCGGTACACAGGTCATAGATCTGCGGCACTTGTTACTTACGTACCTTGCTTCGCGGCTCGCTCGCCACGCCTAGACCTTCAAGAACCGCGTTCACGTCAAGAATGGACCTCTCAAGCTCCGCAATCTTCTCAGGAGTCGAGGTCGTAGGATCTGCGAGAGCCTGGTTAAGACGAGTCTCGTACCCTAGCCGCTCCGTAAGCAAAGCCTTTAGCTCCGTTTCCTGCTGTTCCTTCGTCACTTCTGCCTCCGTTCTGTTGGTGTAGTCTTCAAACTGAATATCGTTTACTTCCATCGCTGTTACTGGACTTCTTGGCATAGATTCCTTTCTGTCTATTCCATTCTACTCCGGAAAGTAGAAGGGCTCCTTTCGGAGCCCTTCCGTAAAGCACTTCTAAGCTAGGCTTAGAAGGTCGGAGCCGTTAGACCGGTACCCGTGATCTTGCTGTTACCAGCAGGGTAGCGACCGGCGGTGAAGGCCATGTAGCCGAACACCTGGACGCGGATCGCGGCAGTCTGAGAGGTTACCCCCTCGAAGGTAAACTGACGCGGCCCGGCAGGATCCTCCCAGAGGATGTCCTCGTTAAAGGCACCCACGAAGATGGAGTCCTGGTTGGTCGAAGCACCCGAGACCTTCGAGATCGTCTCGTCGATGTACACGGGATACCCGGCGAACGAACCAGCCGGAACCATGTTCTCGAGGAACGACGCGTTGGCCTCGTTGTGCAGACCCAGGGCGTTGTACGGACCCTGCGTGCTGGCGACAGCAAACGGGCGGTTGGACGAGTCCACCGCTGCCAGGATCCATGCCCACCTACGAGCGGTCATGATGATGCCAACAGACGGTTCGAAGATCGCCTCGGTGATCTGCCGGACAGCGTCAAGAACCTTCGGATACAGTCCGTAGACCGTAGGCGAGGCAGACGTGTACGTGATCGAGTTGACATTCGACTGAACGAGAATACCCGTAGGCTGCCCGTTCGAGCCCGTACCGTTCACGCAGTACGAGTTGACCGACTTGTTGTAGTCCATGAGAAGGTCCTCGACCACGATCTGGTCAAGGCCAGGCTCAGAACGCTCAACAATCTGGCGGGACAGGTCGACGTATCCTGCAACGGTGCAAACCGGAATCGTCAGGATCGCGGTCACCGGATCCGTGTTGGACACGTTCTGGTTGTCAGCGGTCTGAACGATCGCGGTAGAACCGCCGGTCACGCGCGGGATGGTGATCGTGTTACCCTTCGCGGCTAGCGGAAGGTTGCGAACCAGGTTGGCCGTAACCCTGCGAGCACGCTTGAAGTACGCGTAGAGGTCACCGAAGTACAGGGGCGGGAGGAAGTCTCCACCGGCCGTACTCGAGGAGCTTAGTGCACGACCCTCAGCATCGCGTAGAACGATGCCCCGCTCCTCAAGACCGACACGGGTCTCGACGGTGCCCTTCTCCAGGCGCTCACGGGCATCCGAGGAGCCGCGGGTCTGAAGAACGTAGAGGTCGTGGAAGAAGGACGGCCCATGAGGGTTCTCCTTCGTGTAGGTCAGCGGCTCGGTAACGCGAAGCTCACCGGCAGGACGGAACCCGAGAGCGGCACGCGCCTCAGCAAGGGTCTCAGCCTGTGCAAGCTGCTTCTTGGTCCGCTCGATGTAGTCATCAGCAGCCGCAAGCTCAACATCCATCTCGCTTGAAAGCGCCTCAACCTCCTCGACCGGAGCGTCATCAGAAAGAGCCGCAAACCGAGCCTCGTAGTCAGTCGCAACGGCAACACGTGCCTCGCGAGCCTCCTCGAGCCTCTTCTGTGCAGTTTCCTTAAGATCCATTTTGGTTTCTATACCTTTCTTAGGTAAGAGTTGGGTTGGTTTACTACCATCCTCTTACTAGGTATGAAACCTCAGAGCAAGTGGGCTGAAAGTGCACTCGTCGCAAGCAACGCCAGCAACACCTTCTGACTACACTATATCATCCAACGCCAAAGGCGTAATGAAGTACAACGTACATGATGAGGGTTGCGATCGAAACGCCCACCGTGCGATCCTGCCAAGTGAGGTGATCCTGGACCGCGTTAAGCGCCTTACTAATGGCAGTGGTCTGAAGAGTAATGTTCTCCTTAAGCGCGGTACGAGACTCAACGACGTCTTTCCCTACCTCGTGAACTGCCTTCGCGATTTTATCCTCATAGTCGGACCGAAGCTCACGCTCGGTACTGAGGATATTCCTCATTAGCTCAGCATCCGCCTCATCAAGTCGACGGATGTTCTCAAGGTACTCATCTCGAGTGACGTACTCGGGCATTACGCGGTCTTTGCGCGCTCGATGCGTGCGCGAGCCTCAGCTAGGATTGCAGCTTTACGGGCTCGTGCAGCCTGGGCCTCAGCCTCTGCGTCAGCAGCAGCCTGGGCCTCAGCCTCTGCGTCAGCAGCAGCCTGGGCCTCAGCCTCAGCAAGCTCAGCCTCGGTGGCCTCAGCCTCTTCGACCGGCGCCTCAACCTCGGTCTCTTCAACCTCGGTCTCAACGGTAATTTCGTCAG